ACCTTATAAGAGCCAGACCAGAAAATTGTGGCCTCGCCTCGGCTGTCAAGGATTACGGGGTTGGTATTGCTGGCCGTCCCGGCTGCATTGGTATAGGTTGCCTTTGGCGTATTGGTTCCGGCAGCATAGGTATAAACCTTGCCGCCCACCAGAGGTGCGCCCGTGGTCGTATCAAAGTACTGCTGCTTGCCGTTGGGCAATAGGTTGGCCATCAGTTCTGCTCCACGTCGAGCGCCCACGATTCTAGGGCAATTGTATCAGTAGAAGTACCTAGTTGCAAAGTAACCGTAATAGTGATAGAGCCGCTCATATCCTCGGCGCTATTGGTTATCCCGCCAGTCGGCGTTACGTTCCATGCTGCTGTTGTCATGCTGGTCTGCGTGGCCTTTCCGGTGCCGACAATCATCAGCGACAGCGACCCGGATGACGCATTGTTGAGCGTATAGGTCTGTACTGTGGTGGATCCCAGCTTGACCCGCACCGTCTTTGCGTTGGCGTTAGCGGTCATAGACAAAGCCAGTGTGAGCTTGCCTATGCCTCGTGTACCCAGCACAACGGGGATAGTGGCTGCTGTAGTTTCGTCAGTGGTTCCCGTCACAGACTCCGCTGTAACCTCTGCGGTTACGCGCTTGGCGTTAACCGTGCGAACCAGGTCGGCTAAAAGCGTAAACCATGGCGTTACAAGCTGCCCTGCCTTATCCACCATCGCGCTTCGCTGTGCAAGCATTTTCAGCATCAGTTAGACGCTCCCACTGCTTCAAGGTCAGCGGCCAATATAACGCGCTTGACGGGATCACTTATCGTGATGCGATATACACGATCACGGGCTTGTCCCAAACGCCAAAACTTTAGGCGCTTGCGATACTCTCCGGTCTTTCCCATAGAAACAGACCGCTCACTGCTCCAGTTGCGACCATGATCATCCGACCATGAGAGCATGAGTTGTGGGTCATAGCCTTGGTTGTTTTGTATCGTACTCATATCGCCGCCAAATATGTTTCGAACGCTGTAATTAGGGCAGCAGTTTCTGTAGAGTTGAGATAGGATCCTGCGAATGCCATTTGTGCCGTCATTGACGATCCGGTCAAGTTGCCAAATGTCACAGCCTCGTTCGGGACGGCATCTGAAGCAGCGGAGTCTGTTGCCTTTACAGCATCACCTATCCACAGGTAACGACCGCTTGCATCTCGTGACAGCATCCACAGACCATTTAATGGCGTTGTATATGGCGATCCAGACAGCACGGCAATATTGTTTACAGTCGCAGTGATGGTATCGGTTCCATTAAATCCGCAGCTTGTTTCATAGGTTCCGTCAGCGCAGGCAATCACGCTCATCGCTTCAGTAATGGCACCGGAAACATATACACCGATAGAGCAGTCATCTTGCGTATACAACACGCCATCCGTAGATGGGTTGTAATTCAGCTCAACAGCAGGGAATGCCGTAAGGTTAAGTGAACTGTAACCTGACAATGCCGTGAAAGTATTGCCGCTCTCTTGTGCTATGCCTGATATTGTATCGCGCTTCCAGTCAAGCAGTGATGCCTGCACATTTTCAGCCGCATACACCTGCAATGCGTCGAGCTTATCCCACACGCCTGCATCTTGTAGTGCAGTGATAAACGTATCAATGGCGGCTTTAACATCTATACTTGGCGGAGTATCCATCCGGTCAAAAATAGCCTGCGCCTCTGCGCTATAGTTACCAGTGTCCTCTTGAATCTGCAAGCCTACGCCTTCCTCTATTTCTATAGTCAGGCATTGGTGTATCAGTCGTTTTGGCTGATTACTGACAACAGGAGCGGCTCGTAATGCAACTAGCGGATCACCGTCATCAGTGTAGTAATCGGGATCAAGCTGATAAATGCGCCCATCTTCCCAATCGCCACAAATATGCTTGCCGCCGAAATAGATCAGGCAGTTTGATCTGTGCCGCTCGAAGTTGCCTGTTGACGTATTGCGCCACGCTCTTTCATGCCACGCCTGCGTTGCCGCGTCATAGACCCACGTTTTACTCGCTTGCGGAAACGTAAGTACGTAGAAAGCATGGCCATCCTGCTGATAGGTGTAGGCGATTGCATCGCTGATCTGCCCATAGGACTGCAAGGCATACTCGATAGGATGCGTACTAATGCGTTGTGGCGTGTAGCCGTTAGCCCTCCATACTGTTCCGCTACCGTTAGAGTCCTTGCCGACCCAAAATACGGTATTGTCAAGCTTTGCCACGGAATGAGGAGCAGCACATCCGTGTTCGATAAATGCGCCTTGGATTCTCTCGATAGGGAAGTCAGGATTGCCGGAATTGTAGAATACCTCTGTGGATGTATCGCCAAACATCCATACTTCGCGATGGTCTACGATAAGCGAGACAAGTAAATCCGGCGAACCTTCCGCGCTAGCGAAGTCAAGCCCGTCAAAGTCTGTTCCATAGAGCGACGAAATGTAGAATTGCTGCGTATCCGGCTTGTTAAAGATGAAGTAGCCGTCGATAAAGCCAACACGGTCAGCACCATAGAAAGCATCACTAGTAATGCGACTAACCACAGAACTTGCCAGATCCAGCGTGTATCCATATTTTCCGTCCACGATTACAGCAGTAGTGCCGTTGTCAGTAATACATACCGTCCCGCTGCTAGTCAGCAACTCGCCTGGGCATTGCTGATAGTTCCACTTGCCATCAAGCCTGTATACACGATTTCCACGCACAACAATGGCGCGGCCAGTAGCAGGAACATACATACCACGGATGCCGCCGCTTCCCGGTATCGTCACTAACCGGCGCAAGCCCGGGGTGCCGTATAATGCCATCACCGACCCGTCAACCTCGCTGACTTCAGGGTACAGGTTGATACACTGCTGTGATGCCATGTTAAGAGAGCGTGATCTGTAGGCAGTGCCAACAAACGGGATCTTCATCTGATGCGACCGTATCTAGGCGTTCCGTCTGGATTTGTGCCAACTCGTCCATAAGTCGGGAATGCTGCATTGCCAATAGCGCCACCAGCAGGGGCTTGATCTACTAGTAGCGCATTTTTTCCAGCAGCCAATGCAGATCGCAATACGCTAGGATCTTTTTCTGCCTTTGTTAGCAAAGCCTGCACTTCTTCTTTAGACATGCCTTGTTTAAGGAGAATTTTTCCAACCTCTCCAGCGTTCTCTTTTGTCAACCTGTTTGGATTGATAACAGACTCTAGGAAGGCATTTCCAGCACGTTTAAGCGGGTTAATATCGCTCATCATACGGGCAGATTCCTGCTCAACTGTCAGGTTTTCAGCAGTTGGCGACCCGCCTGTAAGTTTGTTTTTTGTCCGAGTAAATGCCTCCCATTTTTTGGCATTTTCTTCCAGTGCTGTCATTTGGTCAGGATCAAGTAAAGATTCAAGTTTTTTACGGATAACAGGATCCTTGACAAGCCTTCCTGCCGTATTCTGGTTGTCTGCTACTTTACCAAGCTGCTCTTCTGCCGCATCCATGATTCCGAGCCTAGCCATTTGCTTCTCATGCTCGTTCATGTTGTTCACTGCATCAGTGAACTCTCGCGCCGTCATCTTGAACAACTGGCGACCAGTATTAAGTGCTTCCTCTTGTCCCATTGATCCAGACCAGATATTTCTCGCCTCCTTATAACCTGGTATAGCATCCAGCACGTCATTGGTCAATGACCTGCGGGCATCTGCTATCTGCTTTGCTGCATTTGTATTGCCAGACCTTGCTTGTGCGCTTTCCATGTCATAAAGCGCCTGCTTTGCATAATGCAATTTTTCAGCTTCAGTCAACGCGCCTGCTTTATACGCGCCTCCGATCATGTTAGGATCCGCCTCTTTTGCTACCCTAGATAGATCATTGGCAGCATATTTACCTGCCTGTGCATACGCCTTCTTGAATACAGGAAGAGCCTGAAGTTTTTTCAATGCCTCTGTATTTTCAACATTAGATTTTAGCGCCTTCTCATACAGTGGAGATGCCTGCGCTGCCCTTTCCTCTGCATTTTTTGCTAATGCAGCAACAGCATCATCACCAGTAACACCGCCAAGCTGCTTAGAAAGGATACCAATTGTTTCCCCAAACTGGCCCTTCTGTCTATTTCCAACCAGAGCGCGCGCGGCTTCTTTTGTGGGTCCAATTTGATCAGTAGCAGTCTTTGCCCCAGCCAACAGATTTTCAGATAGATCGGCCAGCGTGGCGTTTTGACCGAGCTTTTCATACCTTGCAGCAAGTTCTTCTGGTGTAAATCCTGACTGCTCGGCAAGTTTCTGAACATAAGTGGCCGCCTTTTCTGCATCGCTCTTGAAAAACCTGTCTGCTATGTTTTTAACTGCGCCGGATACGACACGGCCAGTGCCTACTAATGCTGGCGTAATAGTCCCACCAGTAACGCCTCCGATTACAGCACCCTTGGCAGCACCGCCAGCCATATTTCCTACTGATTCTCCTACAGTTTCTCCAGTTTCAGCAGTTCCAGCGCCATATACAGCACCCAGTTTTGCGCCTTGTGTTGCGCCTACTTTTGCAACTTGTCCTAATCCTTTAGCACCAGCCATAGACTGCCCGCCAGTAAATCCAGCAGTTACCAGACCTCCGGCTAATTCAGCGCCTAATGCAGTTTTAGGATTTTGCTCTACAAATGCTGCCTGATCTGTCGCCTCATTTCCTTTAATGTCTTTGTATGTTTCTGCTATTGTCTTGCCTTCTGGAATTTTGCCACTCAATGCAGCGGTACCAGTTGCCAGTGCAGCAGTAGCTTCATCGCCAAGCCCAAGCAAAGCACCTTGTAGAAAAGAGCGACCAAGGCCGCGTTTGTAGTCAGGAACTACTAGTTTAGGCTTTTTTGTTTCAGCAATAGCAGATGACTGCACGTATTCAGCAAAAGGGTCTTGCTGTGATTCCTGCTTAACCGGCTGTGTAGCGTACTCTGCAAAAGGATCATCATTCATTGATGGTATACCCATGAGATTGTGCTGCTTGTCTTGCTGCGTCAATATCACCGCCAAACTTATCATTGGCGGCTTTTTGCAATTGCTGAATAGTCATTGTCTTTGATGCAGGAGCCATTGGCGGATTATAAGCCCTTCCTGCGCGCTGCTTAAGACTCTCAAGGTACATTGTCTGCCTTGTGAGCTTGTCATTGATGGCCGCTTCACTGTCTCCATATTGAGGCGTAAGCTCTGCAATTTTTTGCTTTGCTTCCATCTCATTAATCCCTGCGCCTGTTGCAGCCCTTAATGCAGCCTCTGCAAATGATGAAGCGGCGGCAGTAAATCTCTGCCTGGCAGGGTTGCGCGTTGCGTTTATGGCCTCTTCACTTACAAAAGGTATAGAACTTGCTACAGCCTCACTAAACGGCTTTTTAGAAGCATTAGGATCTTCAGCCATTGCTTCACGCATTTGTTGCTGTGCAAGAGATGCCTGCGAAAACCAGCCAGCGGCCTTCCTTTCATCTTCTGTTGCCGTCACAGAAGCCGCCGTTTTTGTTTTAGGGTCGGCGGGGCCGCCGGGAATTGGCTCCAGCGATTGCCCATCAGCAGCCCAGCGATAATTTGCCGGAGCCTTTGGTAAATGCGGATCACCGCCACCAGAAGGCGCATAGGCTTTCGCCTCCATAACTGCCACTCTACGCTCATCCAACTGCCTATCATATTGCTGTGCATCAGCCATGCGCTGCTCACGCTGCAGCATCAGCTTGTCACGGAATGAAAGAGACTGATCCAGCATCTGCTTTTGTAATGCAGGATCGTAAGAATCAGGAATATTCGCCGCTGCATCTGGCCCAACAATGCCAGCAAACTGCTGCTTTGCCGCCTGCCATCCGGACTGATCTTGCACTGATCCAAACAGTTGCGCGCCCAATTCCGTGATCTTTAGCGCCTTGTCAATGTTCGCCATCTCTGCATCGGCAGCATTAGCCTGCTGTTTAGCTTGCAGGTTGCGTACATCCATTCCGGCTTGAAAGCCTAGATTCGGGTTTTTAGCCAGCGCATTAATATCGCCGCCGCTCTCACGGTATGCCTGATCCAGCGCTTTCTGATTGCGCATATCCATCTGCATCATAGCGTTACGGGCTTGTGAGGCATCAGCCTGTGCTTGTAATTGCCGCACTTCATCCGGCAACATGACGTTGGCGTTCTGGCCTTGCATTGCAAACGGTTGAATCGCCATAGTGATTAGCCCTGATAGCCGTTAGGTTCGCCCTGCGCAAAGCCTCGATTCAAGCCGCCCATCAGCGCGTTACCAATGTAACCGTAAGCAGATTGCCTAGCGTTATTTGCGCCCATGATCCCACTAGCCTGCGCTGCCGCGGCATCCTGCATGTAGTTAGATGCGTTGTTCATGGCGTTCTGGCGCATTTGCGCAGTAGTGTTCATCTGCTGTTGACCCGTTCCAGCAATACCTGCAAGCCGGTTATACATATTCTGCTGATCGCCGGTAAACCTGTTATAAGCATTTCCGTACTCGTTAGAAGCGTAACCCTGTCCATAACGCTGCATCGCTTTCATCGCTGCACCTGACAGCAACCCCTGTCTTGCCGCGGCACTCGCATCGACAGCCCGAGCGCCTTCATCCATGCGGAACTGGTATCCAGGATCTTTCTCGAACAAGTCATTATTGAACCGCTGTTGCAGGAATCCGTAGCCTTCGCCTTGTGGCCCACCTTGCATCGGCTCACGCTTTCGCCATATATCGGCATTTTGTGTTGCAGTGCCTTCTGACAGCCGTTTGCGGTAGTTTTGCCATGCGTCAGTCGGATCAGCAAGGTTGGCATTGATACGCTCGGTACGCTTTGCGATGATCTTTGCCGCTTTATCGGGATTCTTGGCAAACTGCTTATTGACCTCATCCGTCATTTCCTTGATACGGTATGCTCGATACTTGTCTGCATCAAAGTAATCTTGAGTCTGTGCGTACTCGGTAGGATCGCCCAAGCCCATCAGGTAATTAAGCTGGTTCAGCGCGTTGTAACCGGAATCAATGTAAGGCCTTGCGTCCTTGCGCTGTTGCTGCATCAGTCGCAACTGATCGGCACGGCTCATCAATGCAGCTTGTTCCTGCTTTTTTGCGGCATCCTCTGCCGCTCCAGCACCTTGACTTGCTCCAAATATCGATGTGGCTGCCCCAAGTCCTCCAATAGCTGCGGTAACGATAGGCATCTTAATTAACCCTCATGCGTGGCGACTTTGCGCCGGATCTTCATCATTTCCAGAGCCATTTGCTTGCATTCTTCCAGCGTCAAAGGCTTGTTTTCTTTTGTTCCAGCACCGGGATGCACCTGCATAGCAGCGAGTGAGCAGAAATACATATCAAACGCATGAAGCTCGTTTACATGCTCATTTATATAAAGCCCGTCAAAATCCATATCATCCTTCCTCAATACGGTTATACGAGAACCGCTTTCCAAATGGAACAGACGTACGCAATACCACAGGCTTTGCGTTGGTGCGCTTGAGATCAGCACGGGCATCATTGAACATCTGGTAGATTTGCGGGTTGTTGATACCGTATTCCGGCATCAATTCCACGGCTAGCGCATAGCGTAGGTATCGCTCATAGCCTGGTGGCAGTGATACGGTAGTGGTAAGACTGGCAAACGCTGTCAGCGCCTTGCTGGAGTTAATCCGCAGCGTTCCAGTAGACACCAGAGGATAGGTATATACAGACAGATTGGGATAAGTGGTATCTACATATACCCACTCGACAATCGTACCCGTTGCTGACTTGTCTGCAATGCTGTCAAACTCGCCTAATGTAACAACGTCAACAGGGCAATCAATGCCATCCGTGCCACGGTGAAACACACTGTGGATTGATATTGGTCGCACAGTGTTAAGGTCAGGAGTTCCATCCTGCCCAATGGTATACGATGAAGAGCCATCCAGAGTGAGCGTGTCTAGCGTGTTTTTGTATATCAGCAGGTTTTCATTAGCAGCACCGGCAAGTACATCATTCAGGGATACCAGCGCATCATTTGCCATCTCTGCCGATGCGTTCTCTCCTTGTGCCAGCACACCAATAGACCGCAATGCCCGTTCTATGATGTTAAGTGCTGTTGCCATCTCTTACTCCGGCTGCGGCTGCTTGCGCAGATAGTGGTCAAAGTTTCCCTTGAATACATCACCAGTGCCGAGATGGTGATCTACTTCTAGATTCGGCATACACCACACTTTCCCGCATTTTTCAGTCCAGCGCTTACAAAATGCGTAATCCTCGCCGTACCAAGTCCACTCAATCGCCCCGTGGTTAAAAAGGTCAATCAGTGGCTGAAACCTATCACCGTAACATAACTCCGGATAGGCAATCATGAAACGGTTTACTGCCTCCTTTGTAATCTTCAGGAATCCGGCAGGCAAGTTAGCCATCCAGATCAACCCGTTTTCTACAATAGGCCTGCCTACGTCATCGACCATGCAGGTTCCCATGTATTCCTCGGGTTCCTTCTTGAATCTGTAGGTCGCACCTACTACATCCTTGTCACACTCTATCAGCAGCAGCAAATCCTCTGGTGCCCATGATAGATCGTGGTCAATAAACACTATCACGTCAGCATTCCAATCCAATGCCTTCCGCAACATCATCGACCGCGCATTGCTGATATACGGGTTACCTACCTCGCATACCAGGCCATGCTCCCATCCTGCTTCCTCGATCAGCGGAACACTTGCCGCTAGTGAATCGCGTGTAACCTGATAGGGCTTTGTTATGGTAGGAATGCAGAAACAGACGCGTTTCGTCTTTTCTTTTTTCCACGCATAACGTGCGCGACCGCTAAACACTGTATTCATATCATCCCCCTAGATGATCCCCTAAAAAGACGGTCAGCAATGCAGTAGGGGCTGCACTTTCGGCTTTTGGCCTAGCTGACCCTCACGCCTTACTCAGTAGCCCAGATTCCCAAACCAATCAGGGTTTTCTGGATTTCCTGCACAGCAGCCAGTTGAGTAGCGCCGAAATCAGAGCTTGAAGCCAGTGCGCTAGTGGCATGAACGGCAGAGCTGTACGGACGCTGTGCGACCGGAGCCTTGCCATAAAAGCCAACTTTGTCAGCAGAGGCCGAGCAGATGATTGCGCCGTCATCAGTGTTGGCACCGATGTACTCGTAAGTAGTAGTAGAGAGAGTTGTAGCCATGTTAAATACCTCGCAATTCGTGAAAGGATACGGGCGGCTGTTACGCCGCCCTCACCATTAGGCTGATGCAGCGCCGATCAGACGGCAAGCCCACTCTGGACGGATGCACTTGTAGCCGTACAGCACGTCAATACGAGTCAGCAGCTCATCGTTGCGGATGTCGCCCTGTTGCCACACGCGGATGCTCAAACCTTCGGCATTCTTGCGGCTTGACATTTCGCCTTGCAGCGGCAGGTCAGCAGTAACGAAAGCAAACGCATCTTTATGGTACATCAGGCCTTGACGATACAGCGCAGAGGCATTACCAACAAACGTGATAGCGCCAGTAGTGGTATAAGCACTAGACACATACACGTTCTGTTTGGGGCCAGACACATAGATAGCGTCATCCAGCTTGATGCTAGTAGTAGTGGACGCAGTACCAGATCCAACTACAAACTGCTTCAGGTAGCCCAAAGACTGCTTGGTTTCCGGATGTACAGCGTATACACCAGCCAGCGTGAACACCATGCCAGCAGTCGGAGCAGCACCCAGGTTGGCGCAGGCGATGGTAACGTCACCGTTAGCCAGCGTTACAGTGTCCAGCGTACCAGCAACATCAGAGCTATTGGTCATAGTCCAGATGCGCTCGTTTTCGTACAGCGTACCCATGGCCAGACGACCATAGTAGCCTTCGCGCATAGCTTCTTTAACCTGACCCTGATCTTGGAACATGCCTTTGAGGCCATTTACCACGCCGCCCATTTGCACGGAATCCAGCATGATTGAACGGTCACGCATAGGAGCAGCTTGGCCATTCAGACGCGCACGGGCGTCACCGAGGGCAGCCAGATCAGACATTGCAGTGCCAGCAGTGCCCGCCAGGTTTGCAACGTACTTGGTTACACCGCCAATGTAGTCATACTCGATCTGGGAAACCAGAGTCTGTACAGCAGGCTTGATGTAACGCTCTGACAGGTAATCCAGACCCAAAGTCATCTCTGCGCTAGTGAAACGCAAATCAACGTGCTTTTGTGTGGCTACAGTCAGCGTGATGCTATCGTCGTCAACATCGGTAACATCCATAGCGCGGCCAGTGTTAACGGTCGGCTTGAACGGCAGACGGATGCGGAGAGAATCACCGATTTTCGCGCCGGTTTTGCCGAACTGCGAATCGTATGACAGGTTGGTAGTAGGTATAAACGTGGCTGCCTCGTGTGCAGTAGCCAACGCTTCGTTTGTGATCATGTCGATCACTTCAAGAACTTGTGCCATGTCGTGTTACCTCGAAAAAAGTTTAGCTTTGTCCCTTGCGCCAACGCTGGTATTCCGCAAGCGTGAAGTCGCTCCGATAGCCGGAACTGACTGACTTACCTGCGGCGACCGGCTTTATAGGCTCCGGGGCCGATGTTTTAGGCGGCTTCTTCTTGGTTTCAGACTCGGCTTCTAATTTAGCCTCAATCTTCCCAATAGCAGCCGCTTGACGCGCTCTTGGCAAATCAGCAATCCGGCGAACTTCGGCAGGATGCTCATAGAGATAAGCTGAAAGCTTCGCGGAATAATCACTGTCAATAATGGCCTCTGCCATCGCTGGAGTGATCGGCAAATCTTTCCAGTCGTCCATGTCGAAATCCTCAACGAGATCCTCGACCTCATCCAGAATTTCCTGAACCTTGGCAGACTTGCGCTGCGCTTCTTTCGCTAACTCTTTTTCGGCCAGTTTCTGCTCGACTAATGCGTCCAGATATTCCTGCTCTGTAGCAAAGTCGTTACGATCCAAACCGTATTTGCCTTGAGGTTCCTCGCCTCGGCTTTGCAACATGCGTTCCAGCATGTCAGCTTTAGCCTTAAGCTCGTACTTCTCACGCGTCAGCCTGTCAATGCGCTTTTGCGTCCCGTCTTTCTTTGGGCGCTCTTGCTCACCTTCGGGCTTTTCTGTGGTGTCGGCTCCACTCTTCTCGACGGTATCAGCACTTTCGATAACCTCTGCGGCATCGGTGGCTGCTGCTGCCACGGCTTTGTCCTCATCGGACATAATCGACCTCCATTAGGTCATTCATGACATTTAACGGCTGTCAAGTGCCGTATATTGTGGATTGTACATAGATTACAACAATAGTCAACACCTATTGATAACCATACAATCATTCAACTGCGCTATCAATGGCCGCTTTCTGTTCAACCGGCAAAACACCTCCATTTTTCGCCAATCGGTCATTGAGCAGCGCCATCTCTATCTCGTGATCTTGGCGCATGTCCTCCAGCAATTTCCGCATGTCGGCCTCAAACTGCACCTTTTCGCTGTCAGTCAGGTCGCTATTGGCCTTTGTGCGGGCATCAGCCTCGGCCTTGATCCGGTCGGTTTCAGCCTTGTAGCGGTCAAGTTCGATGCGCTGCGCCTCAAGGATCAGTTTCTCATGCTCTCGCTGCTCTTGAGCCTGTTTGCTGGCAAGCTCGGCCTGCATGGATTGCATAGCCTGATCCATCTGCTGCATTTGTTGCTGCATGGCTGCCACTTCAGGGGATGGCTGATCTTCCTGCTCGCCCTCTTTGTCATCCTTCGGACGCAATTCCGGTGGCATCAGCTTGACAAGGCGCTCGGCAACTTCTTCAGCACCCGGCCAATCCATTGCCTTGATGAGCAAATCACCAGCGGCCTGCATCAATTGCGGTGCCTGTGGCAATATCTGCATCATGGCCGCAACAGCTTCCTGACGGCGCGTTGTATAAGACGGACCGGCTGATACGGTAACGTCATAGATGCCAAGCCCCAAGTCGTAAATCTTGGCGATCTCTTCGCCTTCATCGTCCATCATCGGGTCATTGACTTTGACAGTTCGCTCGCTGTCATCCTGACCCAAAATGCGTACAACTCGGCTCTCGGTGTCGTAAATCTTCGGGATTAGATCGACCAGAATCTTACCTGTCAGCCGAATTGCGCGGGTCACGTTGTCGATAAAATGAAACGTAGCTGTATCACCCTCGCGCTGCCGTGCCATGATCGCTGCGCCCGATGTTTCATTGCTGCGCTGGCCCAGACCGGCCTCATGGATTCCGATGGTGTTCATCATGTCACGCTCGGCAATCTCCGACATTTGCTGTAAGCCGGTCGGTAATTGTGCAGACTGTAGTCGTTGTGGAGGCGGCACAGCCATCCCTCCGACAGTCGTCGGCTTGTACGGCAAATATGCAAGGTTAAGATTATTGGCTAATGCCCATTGATCCTCGTATCCCTCAACCTGACCCTCTGCAATCACGAATGGCGCTTTAGGCTGTAGCGCCATCAGTTCGGCTTCTGTGCTGCGGTAGTAATTGAGCATCCTCTGCGCGTCCTTACCAAATCTGATCAAAGAAAACAGCTTGCGCTCACCGTTTACCATCACCATATCACCGAACACCGGCACAACAGGGATATAGCATCCTGCCCAATCACGGTGCTCCAGGATCGTACTTCCACCGAGCAAACACCACTTGACGCGCACACGCTCATCCTTGCGGCTGTCAATAATCGGCGTCTGTTCGCCTTTCTGCTCGTACTCGGTGCGATACATCACGCGGCCATCTTCAAGACGCAGCAGCTCGTCAGGCTCTTTGACCTTGTAGAAATACTCTGCAACGCGTACCGTATCCTCATTACTGCGGAACAGACCATCTCGGCCATCACCGGCATCCCATCCGCTCGGCACCTTATCGCCATACTCTTCCTTGAATTTATCGGTCGGGATCTCATCCGTGATAAAGCAATACTCCCAATCGCTTCCATCCATCGCCTTGCTATCTGCATCAGGATAGACACACAGCGGATTCTCAATTGCGTCAATGAATATCTCCTGATCAAATGACTTGTAAGCGTAATCAGTACGGATACGCCAGAATCCAAACCCACCTGCCACGCTGTAGTAGGTGCCGGTGTCATAGGCAAGGTCCGCATTGCTGTTAGCCTCGATATGCTTGATAAGCCCTTGCATGATCTCCGCGGTTTCGGGATCAGCTTCATCATCAACCGGGCGTACCTTGATACAAGGACGATTCTGCCGCTGGTCATTGCATACCTGGCGGACAAACTGCGCCATACGGTTAACAGTCAGGCACGGACGGCCTTCAGCATCGCGCATACGCTGTATCTGGCTAGGCCAGTGGTCGCCAGTCACAAACGCCACATCCTCGGAAAACTCCGAGCGGTTGCGCTCCCAGGTATTTACGCTCTCATCGAATCGCTTTTTTGCCTCTTCGATCAGCTTTTCATCTGCTTTTGTCATCTCATCCACCCACCAGCCGCGACTGGCGGCACGTATCGTTTAGGTTCTGTTGCCTTGCGCTCATCCTGCAAAGCCACTGCCAAATATCGGAAAGCATCGGCACCATGCGATGCCCAATCATGCACAGGCGTTGACTTGAACTCGCCAAGTTTGTCATTAAACTCGCGGCGATAATTGCAAAGACACTCGAAACCACGCTTTGTTTTCTGCTCATCGAAATAGCACCGCGGGAAAAGCATCCGTGCCGCGTGGATTCCATCTTCTACAGGTATGTTTGGCGTGATCTCGAATCGTATGCCAAGACTTGCTGCGGTTTCAATGCGGGAGCGACCACTGCCAAGCTCCCTTACCTGAATGTCGTGTGGCGCCCAATGCTTGCCGTACAAATAACCCTTGCGTTGCAATACATCAGCATAATGCGGAAGGCCTTCCCCGCTGGCCTCGTAATAGTCAATTACCCTGACCTCTTTTCCTACCTGCTGGACAAACCATATAGTAGTAGAGTCGCCTACGCCTAAATCCCAGAATGTGTGTACTTGTAATACAGGGTCATACGGCACTGCGGTTAGCCTGCCTTCACTCCTAACGCGCTCTATCTCGTTTTTATAGATAGCGCCTTCGATAAGATACTTGCACTCGCCTTCCCATACATTCTTGTACGATTCAGGGTCAATATTCTTCAGGTGATCGCGCTCGGCCTGTAACTCATCTGGAAACCATGGGTTATCAGACCAGTTGATCTTTCGAACCACTGCGCCAGCAGGAGGGTTTACCACAAAGCGCTGGTAAGTGTCATCAGTAGCCAGCGCAGGGTTGAAAGATACCCATATTTCTGAACCTGGCTTACGGATCGTCGGAATCAGGATCTCCCACGACTTCTTGCTTACCGTCTGCGCCTCTTCAACCCAACAAATATCAGCGCCTTCGACTGACTTGATAGACTCGACTGTATGACCAGCCAAACCAGCAAACGTAAATACAGATCCGCTCAAACTGCGGATCTCTGTTTCCAGCACCTCAAACAAATGACCAAGGCCTAGCGACTTGATTTGGTCAGCCAGCAATGTGTGGACAGATTGCTTGATAGACTTCTGCACTTCCCTAGCGCAAAGGATGCGCTTCTTTTCTTTGGCAGCTATGATAATCAGCGCCCGTGCAAAGCCCCAAGACTTGCCAGACCCACGCCCACCATAGGCAATTTTGTACCTGGCCGGAGAGAACAGAAACTCCAGCTTTTCGGGGAACTCGGCTACTAGCGTTCCGTCAGGTCGCAGCATCAGGGCGTGTCAGCCTAATCTCAACAGCGCGAAACAGCGGGGAATCATCTAGACCTGTGACCTCTGTTTGCTGTTTGGCTTTGCCGTCTATGCGGTCGAATATCTCTTTTGCTGCTGCAAGGTCGCCATCCATAGCCTTGTCAATTAGCGCATCAGCAATAACCGCTAATGCTGCCCGTTCCTCTAGGCGCTTGGCTATGACTGACCTGACTACCTTGCCCCTATGCGCGTTATCGTTTCCAATCTGCGCCATTTGTGCCTCGTTTTTACATAACCGTCTGTAACGATTAAGGATTTTGACGCGTCAATAGGCATATTCACCTATACGCTGCAGCTATAGTAAGGCATTTGATTATAGATTGCAACTATGGTAAATGGTTTGTATTTGGTGAGGCTATGGCGCTATTGATGGCGCGAATATGGCGCAATAAAAAACCCGCCGGAGCGGGTTAGTTGTTCAGCAGGTTTTAGGTTTTGGCTTGCCTTTGCCTTTCTTCATGGCGTTCTCCTGGTTGGGTTGTCAATAACTACAGACGCGCTGGCAATACTGGTACATGTACCCCCTAGCCTGACAGTCCTGCATACACATATAGTCTATCATAGCGTCATGGCCTTTCGGTAGCAGTGGTTCAGCCTTTGCAGGTGTTGATGCTGCCCATATCAGCAGTACGATAGCCGCCAGTGTGCAAATGATAGTGATTACTCGTTTCATGGTCTTGCCTCCTAGTGTGTTTCCTGTTGTGGCCTGGTTCCGTTGTCCCGCAGCTCTTCCCGCAGGATCAGCATGTCCGCCGGGGCTTCGATACCAATACGCGCCTGCCCCGTTTTGACGCACTCGCCCAGATAGGCTACGTGGATAACGCCATCGCGGGTGTAGATGTTAACGCCTTGCTGTGGCTTTCTGGTCAGGACTAGCATATCACT